AGGAGAATATGAAGATTTATTCAAAGCTGGAATTATAGATCCTAAAAAAGTTATTAAAAATGAAATAATTAATGCAGTTGCAACAGCCAGTACACTTCTAACGTCTAATGTTGCCATTGCTCATAAACCTAAAAAAGATGAATAATTTAACTATAATAATTGCTTTAATGATTAATAATTTTGTATGGATTGGTGTATTTTTATATCTACGAGAAAGAGATGATAGGCGAGAAAAATCAAGATTTCGTGAGTTTGTTTTAGCTTCCAAAGCTGAAAAATTAGAAGATTATGCCGTTGCTATTCCGAATGATGAACCAGTTAAAAAAGAGCCAGAACATGAAATTGTAGATCTTGATCAAACAGATCCCTCGGAATTATTAAAGGCAATTCATCGAAGTCAGAATGAAAATCAGTAATATTAAAATTAGAAAGATTATTCCATATAAAGGACATATTGGTTTTTGTTCCTTTGTTATAGATAATTGGTTATTTTTAAATAATATAGCCATTTTTACAAGATTAAATAAAGATAAAGAAATTCGGCTAGTATTTCCTGAAAAAAAAGTTGGGGAAAATAAAATTCCAATTTTACACCCTCTAACATCCGCAGCTTATTTTGAGTTAGAGCGAGCGATTAAAGAACAATTATACAAAGATTAAAATTATGCAATTAAGTGATTTAAGACAGGATAATATAAAGCCAGGGAATAAATCGGCTTTCAAGTTCATTGAACAATTATTCATAGATACACAGAAAAAGAATTTAAAACAACATCGTGATTGGTATGTAAATGAAAGATTTGTTCGAGGCGAACATTGGATTGTTTTTAATAAAACATTGAATCGAATTCAAATTATTCCTATCGCTGATGGTGAGGTTCGAAGAACTATTAATAAAATTCGTTCTCAAATTCGAGGTGTTAAGAATTTTATTAAACGTAGTCAGCCGAGATGGGAGGTTCATCCGGATGGAGAAGAGGATGAGGATTTAGAAAATGCTAAAAAAGTTAATAAAATTCTACAGTACCTTTATCGAACATTAGGATTTCCTTTTATTTTAACAGATATTATAGTTTCCGGATTAAAATATTCTTTAGGTATAGCTGAAGGAGGTGTTGTTCTCGAGGGAAATAAAAGAAAAATAAAATTTTGGCATGATGATACATTTGATATATACTTTGATCCTTTTGCTCCTGATATACAAAGTTGTCGTTATATCTTTAAAGCATTCAAGAAGCCAATTACATCGGTTAAAAATAATAAAGATTATATAATTCGAGGTGATTTAAAAGGGGATAATAAAGAGGCGTCGTCAGAGTATAGAGAATTACTTGAACAGGAAAAATATGGAAGGGACTCAACAAAATCGTCAGGTGATCTAGAATCTATAATTGTTAAAGAAATGTGGATGAAATGGATAGATGAATTCGGTAAAGTTCGATTAAAAGTTTATACAGTTGCCGGAAATCAGTTGATTCGTGTCTTTGAACCAAAATATAGACGATATCCATTTTTTGGATATAACCCAGAACGAGATCCGGGGTCTATTTACAGTGATGCTTGGATTAAAGATTTAATTTCAATAAATAAATCACTTGATAAGACCGCTTCGCAAGTTGAGAGCTATATCCAGAGAATGTTAGCGGGTAAATATTTGATAAAGCAAGGGGTTGAGGTTAGTTCTATCACTGACAAAGGAGCTGAAAAAATTTATTATAAAGGTTCAGTTCCTCCTCAGCAGATGAATTTACAGCCTTTACCTGCCGCACCTTTTACATATATTAATAATACAGAGCGATGGATTGAAGAAATTGGTGGAGCACGTGAGGTGTCTCTTGGGCGAGTTCCTGGAGGACTTCAATCAGGGAAAGCTATTGAAGCTTTACAGCAAGCAGACGCCCAAACTGTTGCTGAGCCTATTGAAAATCTCGAAAAGTTTTTAAAGGATGTTGCAGAGTTTTTGCTTGAATTGATAGAGGATTATAATGTGGTATCTGAAACCATTATTGAGGATGGAGAAAAAATTAAATTTATTGGAGCTAATGTTAAAAATGCACCAAAGGATGCTATTAAAATCAAACCTCGTGAAGTGAAAGTAAAGATTGTTCCAGAAATAGCTTATAGCGAAGAAGCAAGAAAAGAAATTTTAATGAGATTAGGAGAAGGGCAAATGATAGATCCTCAAACAATTCTTGAAAAATTATCTATTTCAAATATTGGAGATGTTATTCAACGAATGGAGAAGCGTAAAGAAGAGGAATTTAAACAAGAAATGATGAAACAGAAAGAAAGTCACCGCACCGAAGGACAGGCTCCTGAGGATACAGCAGATTTAGCAGATCAGGAAAATATGCAAATGGCGGCAGGACAAGCAATAAATCCAACACCAAAAGCATTGTGGGCGCCTGAACATCTTGAATTGCATATTGCATTCATACAACAGAATCAAGATGCTTATAATCAAAATAAAGAAATATTTGATGATCATTTAGAAAACGAGCAACAATATATGGTGCAATAATTAATTAAATATAAAATTATGAAAATTAACAAACAATCATTCTTAAATGAAATTAAAAGACGTATTTATTCAAAGCCCATACAAAATGTTAAAAGCAATGTTAAACAGGTAAAGTCAGGCGTATTTCAAGAAATGGCTAAGAATTATGCAAAAGCTACTAAAAATAATGTAAAAACTGTTTATGACCGCAGGAAATTAGCTAAAAGTTTAATGAGCAAGTATTATGTATCACCATCTATGGGACAACAAACATGGATGAAAAGATATAAACAAACATTAAATTTAGTAAATCAAGGGAAAGTAAGACAAGCTCGTGAAAATTTACAGAAGCTTAAAGAACAATTTAAAAAAAATAATCCTTTATATAAGGATTAATTAATATATTCCCCAGCATCGGTAAGCTGGGTTACCAAAAAATTCGTTAATTAATTTAAAAAAAAATTATGCCAGAAGACAAAAAAATGGATGTAAACCCGGAGACTCCTCCTGAGACTCCACCGGCAGAGCCATCCACTCCGCCAAAAGATGAATCTTCTACGCCACCAGAAGTAAAACAGGAGCCGCCTCAGGAACCATCTACGGATCCTGGAAAAGGCAAAAGTGTAGAGGAGCTACAAGCTCAAATTAATAACCTCAATATAGCTCTCAAGGAAGAGCGAGAAGCTAAAAAAGAGGATAAAGGGAAAATTGAAGAATTAACCGCTAAATTGCAAGAGGCAACTGAAACAATGGATAGGTTAAAAGAAGTTTTTGTTCCAGAGCAACCTCCTGTAGATGATACTCCTCCAAGTGGATTGAGTCGAGAAGAATTAGACGCTTGGTGGGAGGAAAAACAACAGGAAATTGAGCAAAAAACACAAGAGCAAAAACGAGCAGAGCTTATCCAGCAAGAAATTAAAGAGCTAGAATCTACTTATGATGGAACTAATGGAAAACCGAAGTATGACGATAAGGAAGTTCTTCAATGGCAGAAAGAAAATGAAAAATTATACCTTTCTCCGAAAGAAGCTTTTCGCCAAATGAAATATGAGGAGATCTTGGATTATGAGGTTAAGCAACGACAAGCAGGTCAACCACCTGCAAATAATGTAGAACAACCGCCATCTATGCCTTCCGAACATGAGCCTACACCGACTGATGATATATTAGATGAAATCAATACCCGCAAGGCAGTAGAGGAGGCGATAGAGAACGCGGAAAAGGAGATGTAGCTTATTATTAAGTAAGCTATATCTAATTAGAATTGATGTTCTTTTTAGATATTCATATATTTTTATGCAGTCAGTATCGAATTTAGCGAATGCGGCGATGCGTGTATATGATAAGGTTGTTCATGAACAAGTATTCACTAAGAATGTCTTGTTTATGAATATTCTTCGAAATGTCGCACATTCGGTTGGTTCTACAACCAAGTATATTTCTGTTCATTATGGCAGGAATACTGGTTCTGCTGCTGGGAGTGAGACAATAACTCTTCCAACGGCTGGGCAACAAGCATATATGCAAGGAAGTGTAGAAATGAAATATAATTTTCATACTATTTCTTTAACAGATGTTGCTTTGCAAGCATCCCAAAGATCTAAAGAATTTTTGGTGAATGTTTTAGAGTCAGAATATAATGGAGCGAAGAATGATATGCAACGACAATTAAGTCGCCAGGGCTATGGTATCGGAACTGGAGCAATTTGTCGTGTTAATGATTCAGCGCCAGACACGACATTGACTTTTGATACTCCGTTTGCCGGAAAATATCCAGCCGATTATTTTGATGTCGGAAATGGGGTTATGTTTTCGTCAGCTGTTAATTCGGCTACATCGGCGGCTTATACAGAAATTACAGCAATTACCGGTAATTATGATATGACGGTTAATGATGCAACTGGAATTTCTGATAACGATTATGTATTTCTTGCCCATGATAATGGGACCGCAACTCCGACCGTATCAAATATTAATGCAGAAATAATGGGTCTTGCTGGTTTGATTGATGATTCTACTAATGTTACTACACTTCAAGGTATTAGTCGTTCAACTTATATCTGGTGGAAGTCATATGTAGATTCAAGTCCGACTCAAAGATCTTTGACAGATGCTTTGATGCATACAACTTTTTTGGAGGCAAAGAAAAAAGGTAATCCTAAATATGCACTTACTCATTTTGACGTATATTCTGCTTATGGACAACTCTTGTCACCTGATAGGAGATATTCAACAACAATGACGTTGAAAGGAGGTTTTACGGGGGTTGGATTCAATGATATTCCTATTGTAGCTGACTATGATTGTCCTTATGACGAAATGTATTTTATAGATCCGTTAGTATTATCGGTGGAAGATTTAGCTCCTATGTCTTTTTTGGATGAGGATGGATCTAAATTAGACAGAAGTTCAACACAGCCGATCTGGAATGCAACTTTGAGATATTATTCCAATCTCTGCATTAAAGCTCCGACTCAATGTGCAGCTTTACGTGATGTTATAAAATAAACATAAAATTAATATTAAAGTACAGGGAGGTGAATAATTTTCCCTCCCTGTACATAATCTTAGTATCCTCGAAAGAGGGGTAAACTATCCTTACGCTTATGATTAAAAAGAGAAATATTGCCGAAGATACTCGTTTGCGTGATATCGGCGAATGGTTAAAATTTGACCTTTCGGCAGGTAATGCGAATGAGTTTGCTTTGGCAGAACAGAATCCTTATTCCAGAGATCTTATTATCACCCGTGTAATTGTTCGCCTTACTACAGCTGGCGGCACTGCTACTTCAGTTGGTGACCTTGATGTTGTAGCATCGGCAACAGCTACTGGGGATGATATTTTTGATGGAATAGATCTTAATTCAACAGGTGTTTTTGATTCGTTAAATAGCACAGACAATGGAACAAATGGTGAGGGAAAGGTTTGGATCTGGAATGCAAAAGGCGGAACAAATGATTATTTGACATTAAAGATCTTAACTGCGAATGCTGCTTCTTTAGCAGGAGAGGTTTATGTTCATGTTATTGAAGCTCAATAATAAATTGTAATATAGATGTGAGGAGGTAGATATCCTATCTCCTCACATAATAACTTTTATGAAATTATTTAATAATGGAAAAGCAATTCAAATGACTTAT